CTGTTGTAGGTTCTGTTGTAGGTTCTGTTGTAGGTTCTGTTGTAGGTTCTGTTGTAGGTTCTGTTGTAGGTTCTGTTGTAGGTTCTGTTGTAGGTTCTGTTGTAGGTTCTGTTGTAGGTTCTGTTGTAGGTTCTGTTGTAGGTTCTGTTGTAGGTTCTGTTGTAGGTTCTGTTGTAGGTTCTGTTGTTGTAGGAACGTCATCATTTACGTCGGCTTCTACGACGTCTTCGTTGTCGTCATTAATAACCGTCTTTTCATCATCTATATAATAATCTACATATACAACGCCGTCGTCATCAACTACTATTCTATCATTGTCATTTAGCGAATAGATTAGTTTCATCAGTCTATATTCTTTCAACTTGATTTTGCTATTATTGATGATGTTTTTAAACGAGGTTATCGACATTGACAGAACGACATCGTCGTAATACGGAACAATCGTATTAAAGAATAAATAAAAGTTCGTAAGCATATTATAATAGATTGCTTTAAAGTTATTGAATACGTTTAGCCTCATCGTTTTATTATTTTTAATTGTTTAATAGTGTCGATTTCTTTTTATATCTGTTTATTGTTTATTCTTTATTGTTTATGGACTATGCTCGGTTTTTAATATAATATAGGCAGATTGAGAGATTGAAATGGGTTAAGATGGACGTATTAAAGGTTTTGAAATACTTGTCTCTGAATACAATATTTAGTCTTTTTAGATTTGGCTCAGGAGGATTTAGAATATACACTGATGAGTCAGTCCAGTCAAACGAAACGTGGCTATTTGATATATCAGAAAACGTGTCCGTCGAGTATGGTATCAAATCGAAATATTTAACGACATCGAACACGCCATTGTTGTTTAAATAGGATTGCGACCTTTCATAATCATTGATAGAGATATAAATTGGGTCGTATTTTATATATAATAATTGGTCGTTATTTTTGATAGCAGCGGTTGTTATTATAGATGCTTTTAGAAGTTTAATATAAACAATATTCTTGATGGGTTCTACTAAATTAACGTGAAAACTGGTTTCATTTGGATTAATCGTTAGGCAATTGTGATTGTTTAGATTGATAACAACCTTGTCATATTTAAAACTGTTATTTAAATCAATATCAGGCGAACTCATCTATATTTGATTTCTTAATCTTATATTTACTATATATATTATTTTATATTTTATATTTTTAGCATACATATACATATACATATACATATACATACACATATACCTACGCATTAGCATTAGCCTTCGTCAATACTAAAAATATATAAAGATTTTGTGCGAATATATAACCATAGAGAAATATCAAAAATGGTGAATACAGATGAGATTGCGGCAGGTTTCGACATTGGAACTACGACAAGTTGTGCTGCCGTATGGATGAATGATAGAGTTGAGATTATCCCTGACGGGCAAACTGGTTCTCGCATCATCCCATCGTATGTATCTTTTTCGGACGAAGAGAAACTTGTGGGAGACGCTGCGAAGAACCAATCGACTATGAACCCTAAGAATACCGTGTATGACGCAAAGCGACTGATTGGTAGGAAGTTTAGCGATGCTGTCGTCCAAGAAGATATTAAACTGTGGTCTTTTAATGTTACGGGCGATAGCAACAATAAGCCGTTGGTAAATGTTCGATACAAGAACGAGGACAAGCAATTTCATCCCGAAGAGATTTCCGCAATGGTTATCCAGAGGTTGAAAGAGACGACTGAGTCATTCCTCGGGCATCCGCTTAAAAAGGTAGTCATCACCGTCCCTGCGTATTTTAATGACTCACAGAGACAAGCGACGAAGGATGCGGGTGCGATTGCGGGTCTCGAAGTATTGCGTATCATCAACGAGCCGACTGCTGCGGCAATTGCGTATGGTCTCGATAAGACTGGCGATAAGCAAGAGAGGAATATTTTAGTTTTTGATTGCGGTGGTAAAGTTCTGCTACCTACGGAGTATGCCCGTACGCCTATCGCTTGTTAATTAAATTAATGCGATGGACGGAAACTGGTTAATTGCTGGAAACTCCTAAAACCATATCTACCACAGCGGAATGCGTGAGCGTAAATGCGAAGGTTTGAAAAAGATATGGATGACTAATATGAAAATATGATATATTTCATTATTTCATATAGGAAATGGACTATCAGCAGCCAAGATTGTTAGTGATAACAATACGGTTCAACGACTAGAGAAAGTAAGGTATTTTAACAACAACCAGAAATCTCCACGAATGCCGGTGTTAGATTTGAAAAATTGATAATAATAATGTATAAACACTAAACAACTCGTTATAAATAACTCGTTATAAATAACTCGTTATAAATAACTCGTTATAAATAAATGGAAGAAAGGCAGAAAATAATAAATAATATCACAGAAATAACAAAAGATAATATCCCAATAGAAATAAAAAGCATTCGATTAGACTTTTCTTGTAATAAATATTCGTCGAAGAAGAATAGCATCTATCACATCACACTCAATGACAAGCACGTTTCAAAGAAGGATACATTAAACTTTAAATACAAATGTATAACGTGCGAAGCAAATCATATCGTAGGAACAACACAGTTTTTAAGAAAGATAAACAAGTGTTCTTATCGATGTAGTCTATGTGTGAATACGCCGCTCACGCAAATACCACAACAACCGTGTTTGTCATTAAGAGAACAAAAGACGGAGAGTGATGTGTTATTTGACGAGTATGATGATGATTTCAAAGATACTTACTATTCGTATCATTTAACCGATGAAGATTATAAGAGGGTTTCTAAAAATATAATAAGTCTCCAAAATAGAAAATATAAGATTGAGGATTTAGAATACTGGGCTGTTTTTAAAACGAACAACCAGATGCTATTTTCGAGTGTATTCTATGACAAAGCGAATGACCTAATCATCAAAGCGAACCAACCGATATTGCGATGTGAGAATTGCGGTAATGATTGGAGAGCAAAGACATTAGAAAAGTTTAAGAATTGTCATAAAATACTGTGTTCCTCTTGTACGTTGTGTAATAAGACGTTTAAGATACGAACCACTAAGAATTGCGTGAATGACAGTATTTTATATCAATCTAAATTGGAACTCAACTTTATCAACTGGTGTAATAACAATTCTATCATTGTGAAGAATGGTCCTACGATACCCTATGTATTTCAAGGTATCGAACGGAAATACAAGGTTGATTTTAGAATAAACGACTTATTAATAGAAATCAAGGATAATCACATTTGGTATAAAAACGACATCAAGTCAGGTAAGAATGATGCGAAAATCAATGCCGTGAAAGAAGCAATAGAAAAAGGGATATATAAAGAATATTATTTAATAACGCCTGACGTTTGGGTGAATACATTAAAAACAATTAAGCAGCAAAGCATCAAATCTAATAAGATATAGTCTAAACTTGTGCGAAAGTATGAGAAATAATAGTTAAATGCTATTATGGTAATAATATCGTGTTTGGGAACACACGATGTATCTATTTTAACTCTTGACGGTGGTATCTTCGAGGTGAAGGCGACAGGCGGGGATACGCATTTGGGTGGTTCGGATATCGACAATCTGATTGTTGAATGGTTGTGCGAGGATATCCAGAAGAGGATGAAGAAGGATGTGCGAGAGAATGCTCGTGCTTTGAAGCGTCTCAACATTGCGGCAGAGAAGGCGAAGAAGACGCTCTCCGCATCCACTACGACTTCGATTGAAGTTGAGTCATTGCTTGACGGCGTTGATTATAATACGACGCTAACACGTGCGAAGTTCGAACAACTCGCCGACAAGGTATTTGCGAGAACGCTCGAACCGCTTGACAGGCTTCTAAAAGACGCAAAGATGTCGAAGGGGGATATTCACGAAATCGTGCTTGTAGGTGGCACAACACGTATTCCACGAGTTCAAGAACTACTCTCAAACTATTTCAATGGAAAGCAATTGAATAAGTCGCTAAATCCCGATGAAGCCGTAGCCTATGGAGCGGCAGTCCAAGCGTCTATTCTTACAGGACAGGGCAACTCGAAGACGAATGAGTTGCTTTTGCTTGATGTTGCTCCTCTGTCGCTTGGCATTGAAACGGCGGGAGGGGTGATGACGAAAATCATTGAGCGTAATACTACTATTCCAACAAAGAAGTCGCAGACATTCTCGACGTATGCGGATAATCAGCCAGGTGTCGATATCAAGATTTATGAAGGTGAGCGAGGATTTACAAAGGACAACAATCTGCTTGGTAGTTTCCATTTGGACGGTATTCCTCCGATGCCTCGGGGACAGCCACAGATTGAAGTATCATTCGACGTGGATGCGAATGGTATTATGAATATCTCGGCGGAAGAGAAGACTACTAAGAAGACGAATAATATTACCATTACGAATGATAAGGGACGCTTGTCAAAGGAGCAGATTGAAGAGATGATAAAGAAGGCGGATGAGTTCAAGGAGGAGGACAATCGGCTCAGAGAGAAGATTGATGCTAAGAATGGTCTTGAAAACTACCTTTATAATCTTAAAAACTCAATGGTGAAGCGTGATAACTCTCCCGCAGTTCTTGATGAAGTGAAGGCGGAACTTGACCCGATTATCGAAGAAGGCATTAAGTGGCTTGAAGAAAACGACAAGGCGGAAACCGACGTTTATAAGGAAAAACAAAAGGAACTCGAAGCCAAGGTAAATCCCTTGATGCAAAAACTGTATAGCCAAGGTGGCGGGATGCCTTCGGGAATGCCAACAGGTGATGGAGATGGAGAAGACTGCGAAGATGGCGTAGCGGACGGTGATGAAGAAGTGGAGGTAAAGGGGAAGCCTACAATCGATGAACTGGATTAGAGGATAGATATGAAATATCCAATTATTTTCTTTTTATTTAATTATTTAAATAATAATTATTACTCTCTCTTACTTTCGCATATTCGCACCGATTATGAAGCCAATAGGCGCAGCCATTAATACGAATAATATAGCAAGAGCCATAAAGGATGCTATGATTATATTATAGATGAAATAGATTTCACGCTTAATATCTTCGCTACATTCGCAATTCATTTCTTTTAATTTGCTAATAAACATAATAGCGATTATCATATTTACGAACCCGAATAACCCAACAAAACCCGTAAATGCACGGTAGGCTACGAATATGCCACTGGTAAGGTCGGTTGCTACGAGACCAACAGTATATAGATACACGTTTAATAACATATTGATTATCAGAACAGGTATATAGATTTGCAAGAAATACTTGATATATAAACGCATCCAATTATCACTACATTTACACTCGGGTATCGCCTCTAATTTCATAATCCAAACGAAGGCATATACATTGATAATTAACCCGATAATTCCTGCTACGATAGCAACGATTTGTGCGTTTGATTTAGTTGATGATGGAACGGACAGGGGACCACTGACACCACCGGGACCACCTGGGCTTCCTGGAATAGGCGACAGAGACTTTAATGTCTTTGATAAAGATTTCGATTTCGAGTTTGTGGCAGATTTCGATTTGCGAGGCATTTTATTATTTTTATTCTACTTATTACATAATATTTTTATTAGATAGTTGATATAGAAGATATAGCAGATATAGTATATAAAAATAATGTATAAGTGTAAGTTATGTAATTGTTGTATGTTAAATGCAAGGAATTGAAAACTTAGGTTCTACTTGTGCGATTAATAGTCTAATCCAAGTTATCACGAGGAATGATATACTGCGAGATATAATTTTAAATACGGACGGCGACACATGCGACACAGGCGACGCAAGTAGCACAAGCGACACAATCTCAGGGCAATTAAAAGAGATTATAGAACTGATGTATGTTCGAAATAACTCGATAGTGCCTCGTAAGTTCATACACGTCTTTTATAGTATATTTAAAGACATCTTTTATCACGGGGAACAGATTGATATAGGAGAGTTATGGACTTTTTTGTCAGACAAAATAGCAGAGGAAATTGGCGTAGCAGATGCATCGGTAGCAGCAGCGGCGGATGCCACGGAGGCATTCGAGGATTGCTTGACGCAGGGGGTAATCTACGCAAATGGCGCAGACTTTTATAATGCCTTTGTCAATTGTAAATTATTAAAAAAGAAATACGAATACTATTATCATAAGTTCAATAAGAAGCCGTCTGTGTGGCAAAAAAGCACTCAGGGCTTTTATTTAAATACGACACGATGCGTTCATTGTAATTCTACCTTTTATAACTTCGAACCTTTCACGTCGCTCAATCTGGATATTCCACCTACCGACGCCGCAACCGAGACACCTCAACATCCCAAAATATCGCTTATGATATCGAACTTATTGAAAGAAGAAGTCGTTCAGGGCGACTGGTTTTGCTCTACGTGTCGCAAGAATACCGCCTATAAAAAATATACGAAATTATGGAAATTACCCGACGTATTGGTAATCATCATCAAGCGATTTATAAACACCCACGTAAAGAATGACGCACCCATCGCAATAAACGAGTATCTAAACTTTAATAAAGGAAGCGTCTTATCGAATAAAAAGGATGTCATCTATGACTTTTCGTCCGTCGCTTTACATTTCGGTTCATTAAATGGCGGACATTATGCGGCGATTTGTAATACACCCGACGGGGACATCCTATATGACGACCGCAACGTTCAAAAAATAAATGCGACCGAAAAGAACGCAAACGCATATATGGTAGTCTATACAATCCGAAAAAGCATATAAGGACGGAGCGATAGCGACGTTAAGCAATGCTTAGTGATGTCTATATACCCTTGTTGATTTTTGTGGGTAGTCCGTGTCCGAACACAATCATATAGATAAGCACGGCAGTCGCTATCAATATACTTCGGTTCTCTGCTATTTGCGGGGATTGATTAAAAACAAATACCATAAGCAAATATAAAACAACACCGATAACCGCCGAATGTAATACCATAATAAGACCTCGCTCTGTCTTTTCCATTTTAAGTATTTAGGTATTTATGTATCTATATATCTATATATAAGATATGAAAATAAATGAATTACCGAGATACGAATGCGAAATAGTAATATAGCACGACGAATAGGACGAGGATTATAAACATAAATATATTTTTTAAAGTGATACCTCGATATACTGTGTATTTGCTTGAAACCTCGGGGTATAATTCCCCCGCAAGATACATCGCATTCGATACCGCACTCTCAATCGTCGTATAACTCATATAACTCTTACCGTTATGCGTCCCTAAATTATATACATTATTGATACTACTGTAAAACGGAATGTATTTCTCGTTATAGGTATTGAAATACGCATTGTCCCGACAAGCCCATTTATTTTTATAGGTATCATAGTAATTGTTGGGATTTACAAGTGCCTTATAATCGCTCGGCAAATCGTGAAAGATACTCTCTTTTATCTGTCGATGAACCTCTTTAATCAATTCATCCGCCGAGCATTCATTCGCTTTCTTATACGTCGCCCTACTATTCTTATCACAAATGCTAATTGCCGTGCTTAGAACCGTCGAATATCCGCCTTCGGCAACGTCGATAGCGTTAGCGACGTCAGCGACGTCAGCGGCTGCATCGACGGCATCGACGCTATCCATATAGTCGCTCAGGTTTATTAAAACGATGCCCCAGTCCGTATCGAATGTAAGTCCGTTTATAATCGGCAACCCGAGTTTTCCCTTGAAATGATAGGTTATCGAGATATAATCGATATATTTTGTATTATCTACCCATCGCTCAAAGTCGTTAAAATTGCCAAAGGCATTTCGCAACCCATCTTCGTATTTAATGATATTCATAAGGGATACAGGAGGGACTGCGAATACTAATTTGCCACACCTTATTTTCTCGGTATTACTTAGCGTTATGGTTTCCACGTTGTTATTTTGAAAATCATAATCGGTAATGCGAAACCCGAGCATAAAATCGACCCCACGATTACTTAGAAACTTCTTCCACGTGCTAAATAACACGACATCAAGCGGTGCTTTCGGTTGATATATCTTTAACATCGGGCTACTGTCAGTCGCCTTCAATATCTTGTTTAAACTATACGAATATACATTGCCACCGTCTGTGAAACGACACAACCTGTCAAACATATCGATAACTTTCAGTGAAAACCCGTGTCCCCGCAGATACTCGTATAAACTAATGTCCTTGCCATAGTCGTCGTTTATCACAAACATTAGGTATGCCAAGGAGAACATAAACATTTCGTAATACGAATAATGAGGCAATATCTTTTCTTTCGCTACATCGTCAAACGAATACTTGTAATTTACAAAGACGTCTTCTACCTTTAACCCCATCTCGCTCATAAGATTAAAGAAGTTGTAATAGATTGACAAATAGATGCGTGGTCCGTGTTCTGTAAATAGCCCCTCGATGTTGCGTTTTACACGATGACACCCGCCTATCTCGGTTTCATTGTCGATGATTAATATACGTCGATACAACGAACTCGATGCGTGTGCCAATGCCAACCCAGCGGGTCCCGCCCCTACAATAACCAAATCGTAATGTCTCATTTTATTTAAGTAAATAATAAATAATTATACTTTTATAAACTTTATACATTAAGTAATACCTCGTATCTTATATAAACAAATAATCTTATAATATAATAAATAATAAAATGGAGAACGTCAATAATCAATTGGTAGATTTAGCGTTTATAGAGAACACGATGGTAATCACGTATGATAATGAGATGACCGAGACACTCGTGATAGGCAAGGAAACATACGATAAGATGTATAAGGAGTGGCTTGTGGAGCAACCGCCTTTTATATCCGATGTATATAAGCAGATGATGAATAACATCATTCTGTCGTCCATCCACAATAACCAAAAGTGTATTTCGGATTCGAACGGGTTCTTTCGTGTAGAGAACAAAGATGAGGCGATGAACTTCATTAAATATATGCGAGGGCGAGACTTGACACAAGAAAAACTGAAATGGAACAAGCCATTTGGCGATTTATACAATAAGGGCAACGTCGAGAATACGGACTAATAGGACGATGGACTAAGAACCCAGATAAACATCTACGACGTCGTTTGTAATCGTATAGCCTTCGAATGACAGGCGACTATTTATACTGTCTGTTAGCCCTTGTATATCACCGTAGTCGTCGTAATGGTTTAATTCGAGAAAGCGTAATAACCTCAGGCAATAATAGATTAACTCGAACCCGATGACGATTGCCTTTTCTAAATCAACCCGACAGGACAATTTATTTTTTTCTACAAATATACGGAATGTCGCTCCTGTATATTGTAATTTATAGATGCCACTGCGACACCGATGTAATCGCATAAGATTTCTATCGTTATTGTCGTCTTCATAGATAATCGCAGCGAACTCTTCAATGATAGTTTGGATATACTCGTAGTCCGTTGAAACATACGAAACAGGGTATTCTATATATTTTATTTTGGATAGATTTTTATCCTCCTTGATATAATAACTTCGATAGAGATAGATATTTAGGGCATCATTGCCATTGATACAATAGCGTAGTTTCGATTTCGCAATCATATCATAAAAGTCATATAATTTCCTTGCGTTTTTTTGTGTATTCTCAATCTGTTTCAGGCAACCCGCAAACACCTTCTTGTATATGATAACCTGTATGTCATCTGGCAAATCAAACAAGTAATTCGGCATTTACAGGTAAGTCCCGTAGTCCCTTACTATATAAGGAAAGGTTTAATATCAATTTCCTTATATAAAAAAGAGATGCGAAGAGATTACACAGAAGATGTCGCAGCATACACAGCGTTCGCAGCGTATTCTTAATCGTTTCGAGGTATTGCCAGAGGATATTCAGGCAATCATCTATCGGAAACTCTTTTCGTCCATACTATGCGATATGAAACGCACGGATATTTTTAAGAACACAAAGTATTTTCACAAGTTGTTAGAAATCACCGACAATCCCCTCGTATATGATTTAGATTACTTAGGTATGCTAAATATCAATAACATATATGATATTTTCACGTATAAAAAGAATGAACTATTCCGCCCCGATACTGCGATATATCAGCGTTCTCATTTTACAAAGAAGTTAGAGATATCATTAGACAACATTGAGATTTCAAATGAACCGCTTTTTAACCTCTATAAATCGAATAAAATATACTATTGGGCGTTCGAGAGCGAATATTTCAATACCAATATCAACAAACTACAAATACAATTACGCAAAGGGACTTTTGTATTACGACAATCCGTGCAGTTTTCGTGTATGGCAGAGTTATTATATAATGTTATCGATTTCTACAATCGTATCAAGGATTTCCTCTACGCAAATCTGAGCGAACTCAGGTGTATCGAAGATGAAGGCGAGGTATTATCTCAACGTCAAAGAAAAAATAAATATATTATGGAAAATGCCCTCCATTATCACATAAACAACCGCTTTATAATACGCTTTGACTATGATATTGATACGAAATCGGCATACCCTATCTTACTCCCTTATTAGAGCGGGACTTGGGTTTAGGCTTAGCCTTTGGCTTAGCATTAGCCCGTCTTTTTACTGGTAGTTTCGAACCTCCTGATACAGGTGTGTCAGTGGGTTGTTTATCTAAATCTTCTTTTATTTTATCTGTTTCTTTAATTTTTTTATATAATAAATCCAAGAGGGGTCGTTTGTTATCTATACCCTTAATTATTTTAATTTCGAGTAGATATCCATTTAGAGTTTTTACAAGTTCTTTCATTTGTGTTGCTCTTTCACCTTTAATTTTACTCATTACACCTTCATAGTAGCCTATATTGTTGTTTAGGTATGAAGTAAGTTCTTCAATATGTATATCTATTTTTTGTTTATCAGTTAGTTTTTTTCGAAAGGCTTTTATTTGGTCTGAACTTTTCTTTATTATTTCTTTTGTTAATTCACTTTGTTTTTTAAGTTCTTCTATTAATCGTCGATGTTCCTCCGCTCTTTGTTGTGTTTCTTTTTTCATATTTGCAATTATTTCTTTACGTACCTCCCTTTCTTTCTCATCATCTATCTCCCTTATTTTCTTTCGTTCCTCTATTATTATCTTCCCCTCGCTCTTATTTCTTCTCGTTCCTCTTCTTTTATTTTGTTAATTAATTGGTGATTATTTGTGTCTATCAACCGTATCTTTGAACTCATCGTTTCGGGATACCTTCGCTACTTTCTATATTATATTTATATTTATTTTTTATATTTTCCAAAACTCCTTTATTTGCTTACAATCCTTCATATATTGTGTCATACGTGTCCTGTTATCTTCAATCTCTTTTTCTAATTGTCGAATATTGTTTTCATTATTCTCGCAATACTCTACAATCTCATTTTGTTTTTCGAGAGAATGAATAGGGATTGTGATGCTTCGAATACCTGCTTTCGAAATGTGCTTTATTGCGTTCTCTTGTCCTGTGTATAAAATACTCATATTATCCAAGTTATTTACCAAGTAATAATAAGCATATTTCAAGTTTAGCACCGACTTGTTTTTATTTTGAAGTATATAGCAATTGTCGCTTACCGAGAACTCGTTGGCATATTTAACATTCGGAGTTCCTCCGTCGCCGATGATGAGGCTTTCGCCTTCGTAGTCTGGGGTATCCACAAAACTATCGACAATCGCATAGCCTTTAAATACAGGGTATTTGCCCTCCTTGTTCCCATACTTCGTGTTCCTTTTGCTCCTTGGAAGAATATTACAGACTTCTTCAAGCGTCCTTTCTTCTGCCATATGTTTAGTATTGTATGGGTTATGTAATGTTATGTAATAATTTCTTAAATATAAAAATATACATTAATGTTTAGCCTTAGGCTTCGTCGCTTTCGCCTTAGCGACAGGCTTCGCCACTTTCGTGGCTTTCGCATCATTCTCCATACGGTTTAACTTTCCCTTCAAACTATCTATGTCTAAGTCGTCAATGACTTTTTGCGTTAGTTCATAGTTGTTTTTTTCAAATATCTTTTTATATTTAGACGCCATAACATACAGAGGCGTCCCTTTTTTGTCATCCGCCGTCAAAGTTTCAATCGACGACCTTATCATATTCCTCGTTTCATCATAGCAGTTCTTTAACTGGCATTTCATCAGTTCCTCACGCTGTTTTTCTTTGATTATTTTGATTTCGAGAGACGTCTTCTTATTCGCAAAGGTTATGAAATCAATCTTCTTATTATTGAAAGCATCCTTTAACTTTTCTATCTCAATCATATATTTGTTCTTTTTTGAGTCTTCAAACTCCTTCTTACATTTTTTAGTGAGACACTCTTTCAATTTACCTAACAATCCTATCATTTCAAGTAAAAGTTTTAAGTTCTTATCCATTATCTTTATGTTATTCTATATTCTATATTATACTCCGATAAAAATAAAAAAGAACAGATATTAAAAAACCTTTATTATATAAGGAAAGCGATGTTGCCGAAGAAGAACAGAGGCTTATTGAATAGAAAGTTTATGAATAATGTCAATGTATGTATAGGAGACTTTCTATGCCTTTGGGCGAAAAATGTTAGCGTGGATGTTGTTGATAGGCTTATAACTACTATCATTGTCATCAAGAATATCATCACTGTCATCGTTATATTTTTACCCTTAGTCATTGGGTTGTCTATCGGGGCTATCTATGGGAAGGCGTGGGATGACCCGAAATATAAAAATCTCAAAAAACCCGAATATAATCCGCCCAGTTATGTCTTTGGTATCGTATGGACTGTTTTGTATTTGGCGATAGGCATCATATACAGTTATGCGTTGTATGATTATCGAACGAGTAGTTCGAATACAGCGAACGGTTCTTTCAAATCCATCACGTATTTTAAGGATTACAAGTATTGGGTCATACCGACATTGGCGTTGCTCTTTAACTTCCTTTATATACCCACGTTTTTCGGAGAGAACGGGCTATTCAATGGCTTTGTCGTCATCCTATTCTGCTTGGTCTTAGCGATAGCGACGCTACTACAATTCTATTTCCAAGACAATTATGACCCAAATATGAAATATTATGCGATACTCGCATTATTACCCTACATCGTGTGGCTATCCTTCGCATCCTATTTGTCATACAGTATATATACGTTGAATACCGTATGATAGCGTAGCAGCGTAGCGTAGCAGCGTAGCGTAGCATATTATTTATTTTTCAGTTTAATTATTAGGATATGAATAAAAAAGTAAGCAAGGGACGTCCCAGTCGTCCTGCCAGACAAGTCAGGCAATCGAGAGGGATACCTCATCGGATACCTCGGATACGCAAGGGCGGACAATTCCCAACGCTTTTACAAGGACAACAAGCATATTCGCTATATCAGCAGACGCAACAAGCACAAGCACAGCAGCCTCAACCTCAACCTCAGCAACCGTCGCAACCGCTACAAGGACAGCCACAGGCTCAGCAGCCTCAGCAAGGACAGCCTGGGTTCATTGGGACAGCCTTAACAGACTTGAAAAACAATAAAGAGATGTTTCAGCCTGTGTATGACACGACATCGAGTATCGGTTTAGCATATACCTTTGGTGTCGCATTATTAACTACTATTCTTATGTCGTTGGCAATATTCGCAGGTGTCCAAATCAACAACTATTACTATAAATACAAAGGGAAGGCAAGAGGGCTAATCACGAGCGCCAAGTGTTATACAGAGACAAATAACAATAAAAAATATAAAAAATGCGACGCAATGATAGAGTATGAAGTCGCAGGTGCTAAGTATAGGCACAATTATATTTCGGATGCTCTTGTGAATGTGAATGAAAGCGTTGACGTCCATTACGAACCTTCGAACCCGAATAATTTTACAACAAAATACGATATGATGTTATATATCGGTTGGGGATTAATAGTATTCTCTGTCATCGTGATGTTATTAGCGTGGGGTTGGTTTATTATGTCGTGGTTTTTCAAACCCGTAGCAGCGGTCAGCGGATTAGGCGCATTAGGGTCTGCTTTAACCCCTAATAGTTAGACATTTATGTCAGGCAGGTTAGACATTTATGTCTTACAGGTTAGACATTTATGTCTGGCAGGTTAGACATTTATGTCTTACAGGTTAGACATTTATGTCTGGCAGGTTAGACATTTATGTCTTACAGGTTAGACATTTATGTCTGGCAGGTTAGACATTTATGTCAGGCAATACAAATATGTCCCGTAGGGCAAGGTAATTGAAACGCCTTCATATCCTCGGGATTACATTTACGCAGTTCATTACATAAAAGCACCATTCTATTCTTCTTTCCAACAATAAAATTGTCATTTTCGTAGTTAGGTAGAGGTCTTCGCTTTTCATTACCTTTTAGGTAATGATTGTTCGTTGTAAAATAAAATATTGTTCTTTCGCTCGTACATTTAGAGTTCGCACCCCATTTCCCACGATTATTTATTGCGACGATATTCATAGTATATTCGCTCAATTCGCCTACGGCAGTCGCATAAAACTTCATATTATATTTGAGATACATACCGCCCATCTCGGCGTCATTATCGTCGTGAATAATATACCCGTGATTGAACTTATAATAGTCGTTAAAGAGGTATTCGTAATGGACGTCATTTATGTTGTTTCCTACAAAGATTAATTCTTCGAGAAGCGGTAATTTAACAATAACTTTCATAAATAGATAATCGAAACCGTCATTGTATATACTGACTTCTGTAAGTAAATCGACAATGTTAAAGCGACTAACTTCGAGCAATTTAAGGTTCTTTATATTTGCGATACTACTTATAAAGGCATTGAAGTATCTTCCAATATCTATATTTTTCAATAACAAGTTCTCAACAGATGCCGATACATTTTGAAATATCGTTGAGAATAGTGTTCTTGCTTTTTCTGTCGCAAAAGTAATATCTGATAATAGTATTGACTTCACCTTCGTATCTTTCGTATGTTGGATTGTGTGCTTCAATATCACAACATCTACGTCATCTAATTTAACCTTCGCTAAAACAATATGTTTTATATTTCCCGTGCTAACCTTTAACAACTCGGGAGTATAAGAAGTCTTTACGAACGTGCCTTGTATATTATCGAGTTTCTTTCGGACTTCTGCTAATGTGTTTTTATTTAGAATAGTATAGTCATTCTTCAAACATCTATATAAAACTTCGGATTTAACATCCGGATTACCAAACATCTTTGTAATCGACAAAGGCGACTTACGGGAAGGCTGAGATGTAGCACGAGTAGCACGAGGAGGAGACTGAGTAGCCAGAGCAGCCCGAGTAGGAGACTGAGTAGCACGAGGAGGAGACTGAGTAGCACGAGGAGGATTTGAACGCCTACGAACAGGAACAAATTGACTTTCACGTCTATGTGTCCTATCCATATTATAGGATAAATATGTTCTATTTTACAAGATATATTTAAAAAATTGATTGAGCGGAGTGAAAGTTATAGCAGAGACAAACACAAAGAAGCAGACGAAAAGTCAAACCGCAAACCGCAAAGCAAACCCGAACGAACGCAAGTCGAACCGCAAACGCAAAGTCGAACCGCAAAACAAACGCAAGGAAACAAGATGTCCTCAACCTCTTCCGCTGCTACTGTTGTTATGCCAACTATGGCTGAACTTTTCAAGGAGTATATCGTGAAGATGCCAGACGCCCTTGATACCAAGAAAGAGATTGATGAGTATATCAAGATTGGATTGAAGGAGATTGTCGAGGCGAGAAAGGCAGAAGAGAAAGTGAAGAAAGCAGAAGAGAAGGCTCTCGAAAAGGCAAAGAAGACAAAAGAAAAGGAAGCACCCGTGCCTAAGAAGCGTGGAGCGAAAAAAGAAAAAGATGTGGATGATGACGGCAACGAGGTAGAGAAAGTGAAGAAGCCTCTCTCGCCCTACCTGATGTTTATGAATAATCATCAGAAGAAGGTCAAGAATGCTATTGAAGGATTGAAGCAAAACCAGTTGTTTTCAGAAGTTGCCAAGTTCTGGAAGATTTACAAGGAGTTTGTCATCGAGAAGAAGGAAGAAGTTGCTGAGTTGGATGAAGAGGAAGGTCAGGAGAAACTTGTCGAACTCTGGAATATCCGCTTTGAAGAATTGATTGAAGAGAGGAAGAAGGAAGTCGAAGCGGAGAAGTCTGAAAAGACAGAAGTCGAAACGGATGAAGAAGAGAAGAAGGAAGTCGAAGCAGTCGAAGCGGAGAAGTCTGAGGATGAAGAAGAGAAAAAAGAAAAGAAGGCTGAGAAGAAGAAAAAAGAAAAGAAGGAGAAGAAGGAAATCGAAGAGATAGAGGAGGTAGAAGCAGTCGATGCTGACAAGACTGATAAGAAGAAGGACAAGACTGAGAAGAAGAAAAAAGAAAAGAAGGAGAAGAAGGAGGCGAGTTCGTAAATCCCAACGGATTAGGAAGATGTAGATAGGTAGTTTAGATGTGTATATATTTTATATTTTATTTATTTCGACATATCATAAGGATATTCTAAGTTTAGTAATATTTGGGTATCACGACGCATCACTTGCGTTATTAAGAGAACTTCGAGAGATTACTTTGTGGTTATAGAAGGCTCTTAACTATCTTTTTCTTTTTCTAAAAACTTTTAGACTTCTATAACTTTATAAAAAGAAACTCTAAATATCCCAAAGTATATGCTTAGTAATACTCGGGATGCTCGACGCATCTGCCAACTTTTAGGTATTTTATTGTAATACTTTGTTATCACTTATGGTAATAAAGTAATGTTCTTTAATCTCTAAAAGTCGGCAGATGCGTCGAGCATCGCAAGAGTTATTTAGAGAACTTCGAGAGATTACTTTGTGGTTATATAAGGTTCTTAACTATCTTTTTATTTTTTCTAAAAACTTTTAGACTTCTATAACTTTTTAAAAATCTTTAAACTTTATAAAAAGAAACTCTAAATATTCCAAAGTATATGCTTAGTAATACTTGGGATGCTCGACGCATCTGCCGACTTTTAGGTAATTTATAGCAATACCTTGTTATCATAGTGGTAAGAAGAATATGCTATATTTGGCTCTAAAAAGTCGGCAGATGCGAAGTGGCGTCGAGCATCCCAAGAGTTATTTAGAGAACTTCGAGAGATTACTTTGTGGTTATGGTTCTTAACTATCTTTTTATTTTCTTTAAACTTTTAGACTTCTATAACTTTCTAAAAATCTTTAAACTTTGTAAAAATAAACTCTAAATATCTCAAAGTATAAATACTTCTAAGTATCACTTCTAAGTATCACTTCTAAGTATCACTTCTAAGCCTTTAACCATTTAACAATAAATATTATATATATATCTAATTAAGTTAGGTATCTCAAAAAATGCGTTTATTGCTACTATTAACCTCTTTCTTGTTTCTATCATCTTCTGCGAATGCTTATACGAATATAAATATCTATGGGACAGGAATGTTTCTGCCGTATAGCATAGGTATCATCGGGTATATTAAGAAGCACTTTCCGCTACCAGAAGCGAATATCACAGGTATATCGGGAGGTGCGATTTGTTCTATACTATATACGCAAGAGGACGACTTTACAAACCCAGATACGATTTGGGATTATACGATTGGGGCGGATATAAACGAACTCTCAGTATATAAGGACTTGCGTATCTTTCAAAAGAACATTGGGGATAACTTGAAACTTCGCTATCGAGGCGCTCATCGTAATTTCAATAATATCTCTGTAATATCTACCAATGTGAATAAGATGAAGAATGAAAAAATATCGAGTTTCAACAGTATCAACGATTTAATCGATTTCAGTCTGTGTAGCACGTATATCCCTTTTGTATCTGGTGATACGATGGGAAGACAATACAAAGGCACTGAGTATATGGACGGGGAGATATTCCGTGATTATAAATATGACAAAAAGCAGACTTGTCCGACGACAATCTCAATCCATCGGAAAATGTGGGGACGCAAGTTCAATATGAATAACTACCTTTATACGAACAAACAGATTTCACGAGACCTCTTTCAATACGGCTGGGAAGATACGCATAAAAACAAGAACAACCTCTTCAAGTGTATTACCAATACAAAAAACAAGATATACTTGGGTAAGATATTATCGCAGAAATAACTGGGACGCCTTCTCATAAGACTTTTCAATCCGCTTGTCATACAGTTTCAGGCGTTCGAGGCGCTCCTCTTCGGCTTTCGCTTCCTTCATTTTTTTCAATTCTTCGGCTTTCAGTTCTCTCGCAGATAATGTTTTCTTCGCCTTGTTCTCTCGGTATGCTTCGTATTCATCGACGCTCTTGAACTCCTTTACATTTTTCATTAAACGTGGGTCGACAAGGCGTGTTCCGTCGTGCGCCCTCATATAATCTGTGTATGCCAAGGTGTTCGCATTGGTTTTTTCAAGACTGCTTGAATAATCGTCGGGACGTTTTCCGCCTAACTCGGTGAATTGTAGGGACTTTGCGAGTATCAGCGGTTCGGGTTCTCGATACTTGACAAGCCCCTTGCTAACGGGAACATTTTTATCAAATAACGCATTGAAACTCTCATTGTCTATTTTATTCTTTTTAATCAATTTCTCGATGTTAATATCCTCACGGGTTTTCGTGGATACTTCCATCTTCGAGCCATAGCCGAACTCGATTTCTTCGTCGTATAATTTACATTTTTCAAAGTTTTTATTAAACTTGTCCGCTGTCATCTTTTCGTCCCCCGCTGTCGCCCCCATCGTTGCCATTACTTCGCTCGGGTGTGGCATCGTATCGTTCGTCATTTTGTGAAAGAACTCGTTGTGCTGTCTTTTGAGGTCGTGATGTTCCTTGAACTCATCACGTAGTTTAAGTTCCTTTGCGAGTTTCGTAAAGCAATGCGTGATAATATTAAAGAGGTCTTTGTTTCCGCCTTGCTTGTCTGGATGCGTATTCATTGCCAATTTACGATACGCCTCTTTCAGTTCATTCCACGTAAAGTTTTTCGATACATTTAAAACTTCGTAGGGATTGATACTTTCAATATCGATGCTTTTAAAGTCTATCTCGTCAATCTTTCCGCTTTGTTGAGCGGCGCTATAATATTGCTGATACGTATATTGTCTCGATGAATTCGCACCCATTATAATATATAACTATACTATGCTTAACACTACTATATGTTAAATCTTATAAAAAACGTAGTGTAATCGCATAATACAGATAATAACATAATACATATATAAAAATATACTCAATAAATATTTATAATAAATGGCTATAAATAATATTATTGTTGTTGGTTGTAATATTATTGGGTTATATTCGGCACTGCGGTGCGTCGATAATGGCTATCAGGTCTCGATTGTCGATAAATTGTCGTGCGACAAATTGAATAGCAAGAACAAGAGTCGAAATAATTATCGGGTATTCAATAAGTCGCATCAGTTATACATACATTTATTGAACCGATTTTCAATCAAATACGAAAGGTATATTTTGAAATACAATGAAAAAACAATAAACGTCCTTGCGAGTATCATCAACAAATCGAAATTGATACCAAAGAAGTCCTTAAATACGCAATCGTTCGTCAAGTTCTGTCGTTCGATTTTGTCGATAACCGACTATAATATCCTCAAAAACAACCTCGAAGCATTCGAGCATATATATAGTAATATTTCGGCAATGGACGCACTCGTGATGTTATCGTGCGACATCTCCGCATATCAAGAGTATTTTATATTAACCGACGATTTCTCTGTATTAATCGAGCGAATTACCGCATATCTAAAAACGAAAAACGTAGAGTTCCTTTACAATACCGAGATACGTGATATAACGCAAAGCAACAACATCGTATATTCGACGACACGTGTCAATACCTATCTATCGACTATCATCATACTCGCATTATCAAAAGGCAACCTACAAAAGTTTAATTTCCTTACAAAGGAACAACGAAAACTCCTTAACAATGTCTCGAAATATAACATTGATTGCGAGAGCATATACTCGGACAAACTCCTTAAACACGAACACGACATAAAGAGCCATTTATTAGACAAACTACATATTGTATGTCCTATTAAAAAAAATAGTATGTATTTATGGAATTATGGAATAAATAACATCATTATTCGTGATAAAATAAAGCACCTGTTTTCACATATATTTATTTGCGGCGATTGTTATTCCCGAAACAACTTCTTTATAAATTATTCGCTCGAAACCTTCGATACGATATGTAGCAAAGTTAATCATCGTATGATAACGCATACGTATTCGTCTTAGACGCCTTCGCTTCCAATTGCTCCTCCTGTGCTTCCAAAAGCACCTGCGCCTCTGCTCGATTTTTCAACTTCTTTTACTGCTACCAACCTCGAATATACTTGTTTTCTCACTATCATCTGGCAACATCTCCAAGGCAACGTTAAGTCGCTAAGGAGGTCTGGGCTGTTTTCATTTATTTTTGTAAGTGCGATATATAGATTGCCACGGTATCCTTGGTCGATAATTCCCACGCTATTCGCAAGAATATAGCCAGAGCGACTGATAGAACTGCGAGGGACAATTTCGACATAGTAGCCATTCGGGATTTCAAGTTGGATACCTGTATCATACAGAGTGGTATCAGGCGTTAGCCTCTTGTGTTCTCGAATAATCGTCAAATCATACCCTGCGTCCGAGTATCTCGTCTTCGTTGGCATAACCGCATTGTCATCCACTTTCAACACCTTGATAATCGGGATAGACACTGAGCCGTTGCTACGCCCGTTGCCACTGCTGCTACAATCGACACAACGACTGTCGCAATTATTATACCCATAGATATAATTATTATAGTAAGGGCAACTATAATCGCTATATATCATCCCGAGCAAATCAATCATATTCACACAACTATATTGTATCACGTGGGTTTTGAGTGTTTGTTTGCGGACATACGGGATATCATACAACTTGACGATACAGTCTGACGTCGCATCATTGTAAAACGAAACATTCAAAATGTCATTCCTGATACACGCAACCCGCTCAATGTATGCCTTGACAAACTGATTACATACGTTGGCGTCCGCATCATAACACTTGGTAATAAAGGAGGTCAAATCGTTATACCGACATCCCGTGATATTCAGGTGCGACGCAATGTCATCCTTGATTTTTTGCGAGGTGATGGTAAGTTCGAGGACGCTCCTCATATCCACAACATCTGCTTCTATCGAAACATTCCCTATCTTTCGCAAACATCCGACGAACGCATCGATATTGTTGAAATACGGATAGTCCTTCTTGTCTTCGTCGCTCAATTCGAGATAATAATCATAGAGAATGCATTGCGGACGATACGACTGGTCGCCTTGCTTCTCATCGCTATTAATCTCGATATAGACGCTAATGTCTGTTCCCTTCTCGCTGGTCTCTTGCGTATCTTTGGCATCGCTGATGTTATTGAAGGCGACTATGCCGAGAATATACGCCTTCTCAGGGGTATCAATCTTCTCAAAGAAGTTCTCGCAAAATGCCATCGTTTTTATTCTTTAAATATGGAATAAACTTTATATCAGTTTTTCGGCTTTCTTCTCTGTTCTTCTGCGGTTCGACTTGGTTGTTGCTGTTGCTTTGGCTTTTCGCTTTGGCTTTGTGGTTGGCTCTAACTTATAAATATAAAAATAAGAAATCAATTATTATAAATGATATAGCATATTATAACATATTTATCCCGATTTAATCGGTATCACTGTCGTTGCTGTCTTCGTCGCTGCTGTCTTCGTCGGTATCGCTGCTATCGCTGCTATCGCTGCTATCACTGCTTTCATCTGATTCAGTATCGGTATTATCGTCTGTTTCGCTATCGCTGTTGCTCTCGCTACTTAAAGAACTGCTCTCGCTACTCTCGCTACTCTCGCTACTTAAAGAACTGCTCGAACTCATCTTTCTATTTTTAGCAAGTTGCCTGAAATATTCTTGTTTCGCAATAATAACCTCCATCATCTCATCTCTACTCAATTTACCCTCGATGTATAAACATACCTTTATCAAGCCCTGTTTATTCAAGTTTCGAACATACTTGATACCCTTTCCTGCTTCTGGATTTAGAATAGCCCATTCGAAGATAAATAGTTTCATATCCTCGCAATTCATTTTTTTATAATCGGTCATTATATGGTATCTAAAAGGTCTAAAAAGGGAGGCAATTTTTATATTTTTATTATATCAATTTATATCTTTTCAATTTAGCGATTAACCCTTGCTTATTGAGACGCACCGTTTTGCCATCCACCTTCTTTGTGATTTTTATATTATTTTTACTGGCGATTGCTTGTAATTGCTTTACAGTATATTTAACAACCGCTTTTTTGCCACCAGTCGTGTTTGGATTTAATAAGAATATTTTTACAATATAATTGAGATGTTTAACATGTCCAAAAATAAATTGTATTAGAGATGCAGGATTATAATTTAACTTACTACAAAAACTTCTAAAATCATCCGTTATTCTATATATATGATATTTAGTTCCATTTGTCTCTCTTGTTTCAATAACAATTAAATTATACTTTTTATTACCTAATTCTTTGTGATTATCTATCACTTTATTATTAGTATCTAAATATGGGTCAATGCGTATCCCTTTATCCTGAACATCATAATTTTCCACCTGCTCTAATTTATCTACGATATGAGACAACTCTTTTTGGTCGGGTGTAAAACCTAAATATGTTGATTGATTGATATACTGAAAATCATTAATATTTTTACCGTCTTGATTTTTAGAACCCTGCATAAATGAGAAGAAGTTCATTTATATCCCTATATATTAGAAAATATATAGGGATATAAAAATAAATAAAATAATAAAAATCAATACGATATATGCCTTATTTCCTCCTTGAACTTCGTGATAGTCTCGTTGCCGCTACCGCAGCCGTTGCTACTGCTAATCACAGGGACATAACTGAGAATATATTTTAGTCCTTCATATTTATCGTCCGTCCGTTCCTTTATCGTCGCATTCTTTTCGAACTTGTCAGGGTTCTCCTTGATAATCTTTCTTCGCAGTTCATTATATAGATGTATCGATATCTCTTCTATCTTTGCGATAACGACGCTTTCTTTTGCGTTCCATCCTTTCGATATATCGCATTTGTGCGAGTAGATGCTGATAATCGGTAGCGACCATAATATACCCACACGTTTCCCACGATACTTCTTTTTATATTCGTAGTTATACAACCAGAAGGCGTCGTTAAATATATCGCCCTTATATAATACGCAGAATACGCCCCACAAAAACCACGCATTATCATTGTCGCTACTGTAAAACTTCGTTTCGAACTTATATTTCGTTCTCAATATATAATCGATGATGTGCCTCAGTTTATTCGCTATATCGACAAGCGTATCCCCGTCATCCACCGAGATATCGTCCGTGGATTTAATCGTCTTGATGATGATAGCGACAATCTTAATCGCCAACCCATAATTCTCGTGGTCGTGCGGTGGCAATACCCCGTCAAACCGCATAATGCCGTTGTGTGATAACTTCAAGTCGTTATTGTTAAACTGAGCGGATATCTTGTCTTTTAAAACTTTGATAGACATATTCCCGCATTTCGCATTCGGATGCTTGTTGTAAATATCGCAGACGATACACATCTTCGAAATAATGACATAGATGTCCTTGATTACCAACTTATCACCCTCTATGATTTTTTTAAGAGAACTATAAATGTCCGTCAATTTACTTATGTCATATAAGGAAATGAACGAGCCAATATATGCACATACATTTATAAAAACGTTTTCCAAAATATCGATTGTTTCATATAAAAAAATTATCTTCGTGCTTAGCATTATGCTGTTTTGTATATCACCGTTGCTTATGGACGTAAATAAGTCAGCCTCCGCAGCCTCAGCAGTCTTCGCAGTCTTCGCAGTCTTCGCAGTCTCCTTAGCCGCCATAATACACAAAAGGTATGGTACGTATTACTTATTACAGGATTATATATCTATCTATATTAGCGAAGTCAGCGAAGCCGCAGTAGCGGCGTTGCCCTAATTATTCAAAGATGCCGCTTTTATGCGATATGATGAAAGCGTGATGATTGTTGATAATCTTATAGCATTTTATAATCGTAACCTCAGACACATTACAGGCTTTCGCAAACATCTTTTTCGTATATCCGAGGTTCTTCACATTCGCATAGTAATACAGAATACCCGCAGCAGACGACGTAGGCGAGTTATCATTCATAATGTCGTGGTCTTCTATTAAACGGACGAGCAACTTGCATTTCTCAATGTCTTTGATAGGCATATTAAGGTTGTTTCCATATTGTGCTATGAAATCCATAGGTTCTGGCGAGGATACGTTAATATGTAAAAGCGTCTGAAAACGTGAAGTTCCCTTATTCAGGGTTACGTGAGAGATATTAAACATCGCCGCAATATCTTTCGAACTCTTGGGTATCTTGTTGATAAGACAAGCGTGATAGATACACGACGCAATCAAGCCCTCCTTGTTGTCTCCACGAGATATCTTCTTTTCTGACGCATTCTTATAAAGAACCTTGGCGTCGTCAATCACCTTCTGGGGTATTCCGTTGTTAATCGTATTCCCTGTCATCTTGTCGAATACATTCCAGAGCGTCCTTTCATCATAAGGCATACTATTCCACATTTGAAACATCCTGATGCGACGGATGTCAATGTTGTCCTTGTATCCGCATCCAATCATCGAGCCGATGGATGATTTGGGTAGTAAATTATTGGTTGGCAACCCGCACCGTGAAGGGTCGCCATCACGATTGTCGTCATTCCCGTAAAACCGCCATTCTGCCGTATTCTCAATCAGTTTCGAGACAATCGCCGAGCAATTCTTACATATTTGCATGTGGTCTTCGCTAATCACCTCGCTACACCCGCAACCGCAAGAATTACTATTAATATCTAATTTGCTTATATCCAACTCAGAAGACGATGATGACGGTTCGTCATTCTTTATCTTCGTTAGCATATTCCAAATATCATCATCATATTCCATAATTAGGATACAAGCAGGTAGATATTACTATAAGGTAATAATCAGTTTTTATATGATTTTATTCTTATATAAAAAATTGATATCCGATGGTTTGTGATTGGATTACATAGACAACGATGAAGTTTCTCTCGGCACTTACGTTTCTTGCGGTTCTCTCAGTTATCACTGACGGATTTCTATTCCCTATCCCTAAGACTGTCTCAAATCGACGTTCATTACAATTGAGGGATGGCAATAATCCTCTTATCACCTGTAATGAGAAATATGTATATATGAAGTATTTAATCGGTATTCGGAATTTGAAACGGGTATATCGCATCGTCAAAGACAATCATCTCGCAGACATCCAGAACGCCGTCAATATCCTAAATGTCCTTAATTTTCTCAATAATACGCAGATGACGATTACGAGAGACAATAATGCGTATGATGGGAACTCGATGCAAATCAACAATACCGATAAAATCGCCAAAAACCTGATACTATCGAACATCTATATCGATGTTAGCACCGTTAAATATATTCAAATCTCAACAAAGAATGATACATTGATTGTTGAATTGGATAAAAATAATGCGAACACGAACAGCAACGTATTGTATGACATCAGTAAGATTGATAACTTCCTAAGTTCCATCTCGCTATTGATGAAAATCATTAACATCAATTGAGTAATCTATTAACTTTGTCTCATATCATTTACAATCCGTCGCAGTTCTTGAACTTCGTGGCGTAGCGTATTCAATTCATTTCTCAGACTATATGTTTTATTTTCAAAGGGCGTCGTATATTGAGGCTTCTCCGTGTCGAAACGCTTTGGTTTCTGGTTCTGGAAATGCTCTTTTCTACCTTCGAACTTATTGAGTTTCTCTTGTCTCTGAGTTTTAAACAGAAGAAAATCCTCGCTATCAATGTCATACTTTGCGATAAGCGAGGGTTCGTCTTCATTCTCCGTTTCTACCGATTTACAAACAGATTGATAAAGCCTCGTTTGAATACTACGAGAAGTCCTTTTGAGTTCGGACGCAATATCATCATACGATGCCTTATTCAAACGCATCGCAAGAACCTTCTCTTCTTCTCCCGTCTCCCATCCAAGACCCGCCCTTGATGTAGCCTCGTTTCTACGGAGTTCGTCGAAGTTCGAAGACCTTCTGTTGTATCGATATTGTTGTTGGTTTTGCTGCATTTCTTGTTCGCTTTAAACTATATGTATTATAACATCTTATTTTTATATCCTTTTCACGGGAGACCCAGCGGACGCCGCCCCAGCATAGGAATAGGACTTGATATAAAAATTGCTAAATAACACAAGCATATTTATTTGATATACCAGTTCGATTAACGCATATCTACGTGGGACAACATCCTCTACGCAAATGACAATGAGCGAATGAAGTAAGCAGATGGCAAACTGTAATAATTGGGTGCGTGTAATATATTTTTTAAATGGATTATTGTATCCCAACGATGTATATAAATAATGAATATACATAATTAAATGAACCACGCTATTTATAAAACACCCGAACGCCGCAGTGCCGTTCCCGTGTCCTCGATACAACATAAACCCCCAAACGACACCAATCGTGCTATGATGATATACGTGGAGAAACGACAGTTGTTGCTTCTCTTTCCCTCGCAATATAATGAATAGCGTATCGAAATAATCGAAATACTTTGATAAATAATGAATAAACACGTAATACCGTAAGTCGCTCGTATAAGGTATGTTAATCCCGTAAATATTCGGATACGATACGACCACCGACAACCCATAGACCATATAGATATTCAACGCTATCTGAGCGTTATTGTATAGCAACATAGGAAGTTTTAGCGAATACGAAACCCGTTTCGCAGCATTCGCCGCTTTCGCTGCCTTCATATATTTCATAAGTCCATAAATCATACTAAAATATCCCACGACCGCTAATGACATAACAAACGGCGTCGTAGTATATACGATGACATCTTCTATGCCTATATTAAACGCCGTCGTCGTCGCCGTCGTCATAGTCTCCGTCGTCATAGTCTCCGTCATTGCTTCTATCATTATTTTATAACTATTAGATTATTATTTATATAATAATACATATTATATAGAATGATAGATAAAAAAGGTTGCGACAAGGAAGACCCTTCATACAAATCGTGTATGCGAGTATTTTCAAAAGACGTCGCCCCAAATCCATCCGCTGTCGTCGCTCCTCGTAAGCATACAATGGCAAATCGCATAAAACAGTATTACTATCTTGGCGACAAACTGTCTTTGTTGCGAGAAGACGATTGCTTAGAAAAAACGAAAAACGCAGACGGAACGACGGGATACACCATACATAATATCATTACGCTTCGAAAACGCATAGGCTCGAAAAGCAGATACGGGCAAATCTATTTGACGAGTATCCCTTCCTTAACAAAGGTATATCCAATCGCTACAAAGGTGATGCCCGATAATATGAATAATAGATATGAGATAAATATTATGTTGATGATAACCACGGACATCCTTTTAAAAAACCTGTCTCGGCATTTCCTTATGATTTATGGAGGTTGTGTGTGTTCGAAGCAAATTGCCAAAAAATTAAAATTAATAAGCATCAATGAACTCGCCGACGGCGATATTAAGATGCTTATAAACATTCCCGAAGACGTCGGGAACACCGAACTGATGTTTAACCTATTCATACAAACCTTTATATCCATAGCGACGTTTCACAACCTCGTAGGATACGTGCATCGAGACACGCATTACGGGAACTTTTTATATCAAACGAACAGTGAAAAGGGATATTACCATTACGTCTTTCAAGGCACAAGTTATTACTTGAAAGCCTGTAAATACAATATTATCATTTATGATTATGGATTTGCGAGACGAATAGAAACATACGACCGCAACCGAGACAGCACATACGCCATCGATAGTAGCACTCAGGATATCGGCAATAGCGATATATCAAAGTGTAAAATAGCAATTTACAGAGATTACGCAAAAATAATTAATGCGTTTATTAAGCGAGGTAGCAAGAGCAAGGGATGGAACAAATTGCCGGAACTTGACAAAAATCTAAGCGACAAAATGCAACTTTTTAAAAATCTCTTACAGGTAAATATAGAATATGAACTCGATTACGAACGCAAAAATTGTGCGTCCTTTGCGTCGTCTATGTTCTCCTATATTCTCGAAAATATGTTTTTAAAATACGCACCAAAAGGTATGTTTATCACTACACGCCCCGCAAACGTCATCAACGAAATACCGTTCCAAATAGACAAGAGCGTTCCGTTTTAACTTAGCAAATCATCTTATTTTTATTATTTTATTATCTTAACTTTGATATCTTGTATTAGATATCAGATATTTAATATTAATATTAAATATTAATATTTAATAATTGCCATATATAGGATAAGGTAGTGCGTTTGAAAAATGAAGTATATGGATGCGTTGCGTAAATACAATGAGGGTAGTGATAAATGGTGCATCCCTCGTAAAGGTTCGGCAGATTACTTGAAAATACGAGAGATGATGAAGAAGATTTCGAGTATTCAAAAGTCAAAATCCAAGGATAGTAGCAAGGAAGACCTCGCAGACAAAAACAGACGCATCCAGATATTACAGGCTGCGATAAAAAGACGACTGGTTGCGAAGGCGATGAAGAGCATATCCGAACGAAAGTCGCCAAGAGAACCTGCGTATAATTCAGAATCACGTGCGTTTTCAAGCGATTACTATAAAAATCAAAAGGCAACAAAGATACAAAAGTTCCTACGTGATAAACTCATCGCAAATAAGAATAATTTAGACAATCGTGTCAAAACGTTTAAAATCGTGTCAAAGAGATTGGCATCCATAAAGCCCAATGATTGTTTAGAAAAGAAGACGTTTGACGGCGTCGCAGGATACACCATTCGCAACGTTATAAATCTCGAAAAACAAATCGGGACGCCGAGTAAAAATGGAGCGATTTATTTAACAAGCATCCCTAATTTCTTAGGTATCTACCCAATCGCCTCAAAGGTTATGAAAGTCGCCACCGATAACATAAAGGAAGTGAAACTAATGACACGGATAACAAAAGAAATATTGTTAAAGAAGATTTCAAGGCATTTCCTTATGATATATGGAAGTTGCAACTGTTCGAAGGAAATCGCCGAAAAGTTAAGATATCTGAGTATAAACGAACTTGCCGACGGCGACCTGAAAATGCTAATTAATAACAAGGATGTCGTAAGCGACGCAGAATTGATGTTTAACATATTTATACAAACCTTTATATCCATCGCTACATTCCAAAATATCATTCGACACGTTCATAAAGACCCGCATTACGGGAACTTTTTGTTTCAAACCAATAATGACAAAGGGTATTATCATTATATCTTTAATGGGAACAGTTATTACTTGAAAGCCTGTAAATACAATATTATCATCTATGATTATGGATACGCCAAGCCGATTGTAAAGCCTAAGAAGAATACTTTGCTTTCGAATGTGAATAATCAAACACGTTCGATAACATTCGATTACTCAAATATCATCCATTGCTTTATGAATAGTAAGTATTACGGATACGTGAATTTTCCAAACTTACCACCCGAACCGATGAGTAAGAATATATTCGCCATTTTTCGCAAAATACAAGAAATATCAGCGGAGGAAGTCGCAAAAAATATGGTAGATAAAAGCGACAAGCAATACGAGAATACAATTTTTCAACGTATAATTGAAGAGATATTTAAATATGCCCCTAAGAATATGTTTATCACAAAACGCCCACCCAATGTAATTAATAAAACCCCATTTTACATTTCGCCCCCTAATCACGTCGCTCCGAAAGCGGCGTCCGCGGCGTCCGCTACGTCCGCTACGACTTCTCCCAAGCCCGTTGTAAAGAAACCAGCGATAGCAGCGAATGCGACGAAGTCCGTTGATTCAAGAGGATTTACGAAATCCTTTAAAGCCGCTGCGATGTTGATGAGGAAAGAAGAGTATGTAAAGTTTGTAAAGGAGATGCGTGTCAAGGTGAAGAAGAACTTCCCCGATTTAACGCCTGATAGAGTTATGGCAAAGGTGAAAGACCTCTGGAAAACGCACATTCGTAGAAAGGATGCCTTATCAACAGACGAAAGCGTTCGCACCCCTTCCCCACTCGCAAAGCCTGTTGTAAAGAAACCAGCGAAAGCGGCGAAAGCGGCGAAACCTACGCAATATGTGAATTCTACGGAATCAAATATAGCAGCAGCAATATTGAAGAGAAAAAAAGACTATAAAAAGTTTGTAAAAGAGATGCGTGTCAAGGTGAAGGAGGACTTTCCTTATTTGACCGTCGCAAAAGTGATGGCGAAGGTGAAAGACCTCTGGAAAACGCATATACGAAAACAAGATGGTTTATCTTCAAACGCAAGTATTTATACCCCATCCAAATAAATACAAGATATCAATAACAGTCCATCAAGTTCGTCATCTAATCGAAGATATACGCACTAAAAGGTATGATTATCAACACAATTCTTTTTCGAATTGATATTAAATCTTCAAGGGTGTAAATATTAATAATTGCAATATATAGGATAGGATATATTGCAATGAAGTATATGGATGCGTTGCGTAGATACAATGAGGGTAGTGATAAATGGTGTATCCCTCGCAAAGGCTCTGCTGATTATTTTAAAATACGTGAGATGATGAAGAAGATATCGAGCATTCAAAAGTCGAAGTCCAAGGAAAGTAGCAAGGAAGATATTGAAAATAAGAACAGAAGTATAAGGATATTACAAGCGGCGATAAAAAGACGTCTCGCTAAAAAGCCGATGAAGTCTAAGTCTCTGACACCACCCAAGTCTCTTACACCACCTAAGTCTCTTACGCCACCCAAGTCTCTTACGCCACCTAAGTCTTCGTCTTCCAAGTCTCGTGCGTTTTCAAGCGATTACTATAAAAATCAAAAGGCTATGAAGATACAAAAGTTCCTTCGTGATAAACTCATCGCAAATAAGAATAATTTAGACAATCGTGTCAAAGCCTATAAATTAGTGTCAAGTCGATTGGCAGGTATACAGTCGAATGACTGTTTAGAAAAGAAGGTATTTAATGGAACACAGGGATACACCATTCGCAACGTTATAAATCTCGAAAAACAAATCGGGACACCCAGTAAGTTTGGTGCGATTTATTTGACAAGTATTCCAGACTTCTTAGGCATCTACCCAATCGCCTCAAAGGTTATGCCCGACAGTCGGGACAACGAAAAAGAGGTTAAACTAATGACAAAGATAACAAACGAAATATTGTTAAAGAAGATGTCAAGGCATTTCCTTATGATATACGGAAGTTGCGTATGTACGAAACAAATCGCCGAAAAGTTGAAATTAGTGAGTATTAACGAACTTGCCGACGGCGACTTGAAATCGCTCATACATAATCGAGATGTCGTACGTGATACCGAATTGACGTTTAACATCTTGATACAAACCTTTATATCCATCGCTACATTCCAGAACGTTCTCGGACACATTCACAGAGACCCTCATTACGGGAACTTCCTCTTTCAGAATAATAATGACAAGGGGTATTATCATTACATCTTTAATGGCGTCAGTTATTACTTAAAGGCGTGTAAATACAACATCATCATTTATGATTATGGGTTAGCAAGTCCGATTACAGAGTATAAGAAAACGGTGTTGCCCGGGCTTATCAATAGTCAATGCCGAATGATTTCATACGATTACACAAATATCATTCACAGTTTTTTTAATAGTAGTGCGCATAAAATCAAGGATTACCCGAATAAACATCCAGAAGCCACGCATAAAGCCACACTCGCCATTCACAATAATTTAGAAAACTTATTAACCGAAGAGTACGCAAAGAACAAGGCAAAGAACGGTGAAAAACACTATGAGAATTACATCTTTGAATATATAATCCAAGAGTTTTTAAAATACTCCCCGAAGGGAATGTTCCTTACGAAACGTCCTCTCAACGTCATTAATAGCACACCGTTTTACATATCCTCTCCACAGGCTACGAAAGCCGCAAAAGCCGCAAAAGCATAAGTTCATACAGGTGCTACTACGAAGAATAGATTAGCGGAATATCGAATGCGTATCCATCCCTAAATAAAATATTATAATTAATTACAATAATTCTTTTTATAAATATTATACATAAATATTATAGTATAGTTATTATTATGACGGATACGATAGCAGACCATCACGTTCGATTAGAAGGCATCGTCTATGATTTACGTGAGTTCTCAAAGGTTCATCCAGGGGGTTCAAACAGTCTTGCCATATTTGGCGGTAAAGACGCAACAATTCATTATTATATGCTTCATCCACATCATCGTATTCGCACACATATTCTTGATAAATATAAGGCGGCGAAAGCAGCAGAAGCAGCAGAAGCAGCAGAAGCAGTCGCAACGGCGACGGAAGCAACAGCGACAGCGACGGCACATCGATATACGTTTCATCGGTTGAATGAGTTGAAAGCGATTGTCGCAAAAGCCATCCCTTATCCATACGCAACGAACGAATGGTGGATAAAAGCGATAGCCATTATGATTGCCGAGATATATGTCGAATATCATAATTATATATATGGTTTCACAATTGGCAAGTCAATCTTGCTCGGGTTTTTGATGGCGATGATTGGGTTATGTATTCAGCACGACGCAAATCACGGTGCTGTCTCTCGTAGCGAGATAATAAATCGGCTATGGGGCTATACACAGGATTGGATAGGAGGCAGTTCGCTCCTATGGAAGCATCATCACGTATTATTACATCACGCCTATACGAACGTTATCGAACACGACCCCGACATCACGACGGATATTGTGCGTCTTCACAAAGATATTCGATATAAGGAGCATCACAGTTGGCAGAAGATATATGCGTGGTTTCTATTACTATTATTGCCGTTGAACTGGCATTTCACGGAACTCGGCGACCTCTTGAAGATGCACCATATGTCGCATCGTATATCATCATTCGCCACGCACGAGCAGAAAATCGCCATCGTCTTACGCATCGCCTTTTATATCCGCTTTTACGTCCTACCGCTTTACCGATACCCCTCCTTATATACCCTGCTCCACATTGGCATATCCTTGGCGGTTGGTGGCATATACTTGGGACTTAATTTTATTATTTCTCATAATTTCGAAGGCGTCAAGAATAATACCAACACCGATACCAACGCAACTACGACTACAACTACGACTACCGACTGGGCGATTTCGCAGATTGAGAGTTCTTCGACGGTTGGAGGGCGTCTCCTTGGCTTCTTTCACGGCGGACTAAATTATCAAATCGAGCATCATTTATTTCCTCGCATATCCCACGTCCATTATTACAAAATCAAACCTATCGTCCAAGACTGGTGTAAAAAAAATAATATTAAATATACTTATTATAATACCTTGTGCGACAACATTTATTCGTGCTACAAATACTTGGAATTACGAGGACGTCGGAGCGACTGACGGACGTATCCATATACCTTCGCTATTCTCGTCCCATCCACAGGGATACAATTCAATATAATGATATTTACAAATATTGTCGCAGATTATTAGCAATGGTTCAGTAATATCATAGTAGTCGCCCAGTTGTTCCATTAAACTCCTGTAATAGGCATCTTCATATATATTACTCATCGATTTCATCGCATTCTCCTTCTCTACCTCGCTTTTACGTGCCATCACTTCCTTTATATAGTCGGTTAGCAGATTACTTTCGTCATTCATCGTGAAACGATTGCGATTGGCAAGAAACCCTTCCAGTATCGTTTTACACATCCTCTTAATCACTGGAATATTATTGATGTCATAATTGCGAAATAGCATCACAGGCACTTCGTTTCTTAGTTCCGTAGTCTATATGTTCCTTATATACTCTATAACAATATCTACATCATTTTTTATTTTTATAAAGTTAATATTATAAAATAAAATATAGAAAAATAAAAGCGAAATCTAATAAATGCGGGTGCTTGTTCCAAGTCCATTGGGATTAACCTCAATCTTCTCGCAACTGACACCGTCGCATTTAACGACGTATTGTTGAGGATACATCGTGCCTTGCTCGGAGAATGGGCGGTTGCACGGAGCGCACGGGGCGAGGTTTCCTAACATAGTGGTTCGGTTGCGTTCCATTAATTTCTCGGCGTTCTCTTGTAAAAACATACGACTTTCATAACTGCTACGAACCATCGAATTATTATATACGTCCGCTAATAACTCGGAATTAACCATGCAACGAGGTCTGTAATCGGTGAAAGCACGTCCATCTGCCATTTTTATAGGACAATGAGGGGTCAATTCTTTTGACGAACTAAAACTCATTCTTAATATATCTATACAAATACAATATTTTTATTTCTTAGCCTCTATAATACGCTTAATCAACTCGTTCTTCGTTCCCTCGTTATTAAGAGTGCTTTGATTACAGAGTTCTCTCAGTTTATCCAATGAAAACTTTGAATATTTTTTTGCCAATGCCTTATCGTCGGTCTTTTTATCGTCGCCAAAGGTTATCTCCGAACTAACCGAAATCGTATCATTGTCGCCCTCCGCATCCTCACGAACCTTCTTTTCATATTCTTCGCTTGAACTTATAATCGTATCCACCATTTTATCGATATCGATATCTATGGTATCGCCAGATGGCTCAACGGTATCCTCTGTTTCAGCCGCATCAGCCGCATCAGCCGCATCAGCGTCCGCATCCGCATCAGCGGGTTCTACGGTCGCACGGGCAGTCGCACGGCTATCATAGACGTCGTCAGGGTGTAAAACGATATTACCGCCGTTCGCAAAAGTGATGACGTCTATATCGGGGTGTTGAGGTAAGACAAACTGAGCCAAACTTTCAGCAGTAGGCATAGGACACGAACCGCCTTGATACATTGATTGCTTACACGCATTCGAAGGAGCATAATCCTTGAATATCTCATTCATTATAACGTCCGACTTCTCGATATTTCGAGAGATACTATCTTCACGAGCGTCCTTTTTGATTAAATTAACCCGCTTTTCGAGAACAAAGAAGTTCCCTTCGAGTATGATTAGTTTTCTCCATAGAAACATCACGAGCGACACAATGATTACCAATATCAACAAATTGATATACGTTTGGTCAAAAATAAAACTATACATTATTTATTAAAATCATTACATATTTTGTTTTTCATTTTAATCGCATTCTCTATAATTACGGGAGGGAACTCTTTTATATCCAATAATTCTATCGCAATACATAAATACGAGTATCCACGCCTTATCTTATAGGGAAAGATATACTGGGTCTTGCTGGGGTTGCTTGTGTCCGTTTTCGCAGCATTCGCTGCTTTCACGGCTATCGCATCCACCGATAAATTAATAAATCTGTCAGGGTATAGTTCTTCCAACTTTACTAACTTGTGAAAATGCGTGGTGATGATTAGCGTTATACCGTTTAATTTGCTTAGGTATTCGATAACCGCATAAGCGGTCGCCATCCCTTCGGTGGGCGGCGTCGAGTGCATCGGTTCGTCCATTAGAAACAATCCCTTCTTCTGCGTCGCACTGATATCGACGGCTTTCTTAATCATATTTAAACAATACTCGGCTTCCGCTTCAAAATACGAGCGAGTTCCTAATATATCGGAGACCCGCATAAACGAATTGATAGTATCATAGAGTATCATCTGTGACCGCAAACTATACGTGATGCCTATCGTATGCCCGAGGATGACGTTTGCCAGTATCGTTTTCACATACGTAGTTTTCCCCCCTGCGTTCGGACCCGTCACGATGATATTCTTATTTAGATTGACGGGGTTTGCGACTTGCTCGTTCTTTAATATCGGGTTCTTGGCGTCCCAGAATATCGTTTGGGTTGAATAAGAAACGCTCGACCATTCTCTGGATAGCAGTAGTTTATTGATAGTATCGATAGCATCCACCGCATAAATCGTTTTCAAGAGCGACGATATATCGTTCTTTAAAGCGTCGTCCTTCCATATCCTGTATATATCCGTCATCGAGTTATGGATACTGATGCGTTGATACGTCTCTTTAATATTAAAATAAGGTGCGATGATATTGCTTGGCAGATTTTTCATGATGTTTTGCGAATGCCTCACGAAATGGACGAGACCCTGCATCTTTGCGTGTAGTTTGTATTTCGTATTATGTAAGAACAAGGCGATTTCGTAGGTTTGATACATATTGTAAAGATATACGCCGACATACATAAAGATGGATACGAACTTCATTATGTCCGCTCGAAAGTTCCCTGTCGTCTTAAACATCAACACAATGATATTATAAAATATCTCGATATATGATGTGAAGGTGATATTCATTTTTAAATAATTTTTAAGATATACGTAGGGTGCTATAAAGGTGCTTAGCGGATACAGAATAGACGTAGCAGGTGTAAAGTATATTTTGTATAAATGATATATATCCAACACTTGCTCGATATAGTTGATATAACTGATGATGAACGTTGATGGGAATAGTATCTCGATGGAGGAATTGTTATTTATTTCCTCGGCGATTTTATAAATCCACAATATGTCATTCTCATATTCTTTCAGTATCTCAATGTCAATATCATAGGTGATTAAGGTGTTCTGTCGCTTTACAAGCAGTTCCTTGTCATTTATCGGATGTCTTACGAGTTTCTCGATTAGTATCTGGCTTCCTTCCAATACGGGCAGTTTCGATATCCATTTATCGATAGACGTATCCTTATAAACATCTTCCGATATATCGATTTTGTCGCCCGTAATGATGTCGTCTGTGATGATTTTATTAAGTATCAATTGCTTCTTCGAAGCATCAAAGTCAAACAACTCCTCGAAGTCCTTTAATGTCTCTTCGTCCATATTTAATATTTACGAATTATTAAAAATTGATATAAAAACTCGCATCCATATAGATATACACATACAGAGTTATTCGAATGACGCAAATCGACTATATAACACTCTACAATGACGGGAAGATACACATCATCGACCGAGAGCCTTACGAAACTAACGTTGATGTATATAAACGAGGGTGGTTCATTATAAAGCATAAGGAGGATATCGAGCCAGATAGCAATAGGCTACAATCGATATCGCTTATGGAGATTTATAAAAATAAGGGAATGGTATATGATGAATGAATAATGTTGTAAGACAACATCTGATGTCGCTATGCGGCTACACAGCGTAGCGATTTATCTCGAACGTGTGCGAGACTTGGATGCTGCGGATGCGGAAGCAGCGGACTTTGGCTTCTTTTTTTCTAAACTCAATTTGGCAGCCGCCAATAATACAGCGGATATTAGCGGAGCGAGATTAATGACGTCGCCTCCTTTTGTTTTTGGCGTCTGTGGCTTCTTCTTAGGCAACGAAGGCTTCTTCACGGGTTTCACTGTTGGCATTTCTATTATAATTAGAATAAATTAATTTCGAATATCACTATAATAAATATTTGAAAACGATATAAACCGCTATAATTGTGGTGATGAAGTTTAGTATCATCAGTAATAGTATGAAGGGTATCAGGTAATACAATATATAGATGAGTATCGGTTTCACAATCTCATAGCGTATGTTGGATTTTAGTAGTTCGTCCTTGACGAAGTCGATTAATATATTCGCAAGGCTTTCGTTGTCGGTTTCGCAGTCGCAATCGTCTTTCGAGGCTTTTTTAGCGGACATCATATAATAAAACAGCATATAAGATTTGTTGATAGATATGCGAGAAACCGAGAGTAATCCGACGTGTGCGTCTATCAAATATCTTTTATAAGATATCGTTTAAAATAGATGATATGCCCGTCCTCAAAAAACCCGAAAAAAAAGATGACAGGTTTGTTGCGAAAACGATAGACCTTGTGAAAATACTCTTTACGGATGTTAAATTGAAGTCGATAAGACGCTTGATGGATAGCAAGGGCTATACGATAAGTATCTATATACCCGAAACGATAAACAGCGAAGGAATATGTAGTATGGACCGCTTGGACGACACGATTATGAAAGAGATAGTCCATTCTTCCCCTAAATGGTTTAACAAGGAGATTACGCAGAACGAGTTAATCGAAATGTATCATCGGAGTTTCTGTTCGCAAACGAAGACGATGTCCGTAATCTTTACGAACACGAAGTATCCGAAGTTAGTCTATAACAACAAGGATGTTGAGACGGTGGATGATGTGATTGCTATACTACGAGAGAACAACCACTTTAAGAAATGTATCATAAACGTCGAAATCGAGTATCACGGTATTTATTTTTATGCGGATAATACGAAGAATAAGTGGGTAGTAAGTTCCATAGATATAACGGATATAAGCAATGACAATAATAATGAATGGATAAACAAGGATGACATCGTAGATAAGTTGGGCGATAATATAACCGCAGTGAATGCGAAGATGAATATGCGTGTTTTGGAATTACAAAAGTATATTAATGAGTTGGAGGAGAACCGTGTTGGTATAAATAAACTCTTTTTAGAGTTGAAGGTAGCCCCTTGTAATAATATCCAAGAGCCTTTAAACAAAATCAATCAATTGCTAAGTTGCCAAGAAATCAAACTTAATAATATGTAAAAACTTTTAAATATAATCTATTGTAAATAATAGATAGATATATATAGACAAATATAATATGGGTTCTAATAAAAACGTTGTTATATCATTTTCAATTGCGATATTGCTACTACTTTCTTTATTATTATTATTAACATATAATTCTAAATGTTCCAATACTAATAATAAGATGCCGATGAACTTAGAGAATACCCAAATCCCCAGCGGATTTTTAGCCGACAATGAGAAATACTACAATTTCGAGAACTTCGCTTCTCCCGCAGATGCCGTTCAAACCGCACAATCCCAACAATCTGTTGCTCCCGCTTCTGCTCCCGCTTCTGCTGCTCGTTCAGTCGCTAACAATTACCCATCAAACCCTGCCTTGGCATCTTCGGGTATCGGTAATTATTCCCCTGACAATCCCGATTATAACCCCTCGCAAATGTTAGATACCCCGCAATCCGTCAATAACGACCTCCAAGGACAATTTATGGGTGGAGCGAACAGTTCGGGTAGCGGCAGCGGCGTCGGTGGAGCGGGTAGCGCAGGTATGCAATCTTGCTTCCCCAGAGACCGATTAACCGCCAACGATTTACTGCCAAAGGACGCTGCGGACAGTAAGTGGGCGAGGATTAACCCGTCAGGAACAGGTGATATTCACGACCAAAACTATTTAACCGCAGGGTATCACGTGGGAATTAATACTGTCGGACAATCGTTGCGAAACGCCAACCTTCAATTACGCTCAGAAATACCGAACCCCCAGAACGCCGTCGGTCCGTGGATGATTAGCACTATCGAACCCGACCTTCGCCAGAATACCCTTGAAATCGGCAGTTCAGCAGCATATTAAATAATCCATAACCCTCGCTTCAATTTATTTTTACTTAAAGAATATAATGTTTCTAAAACTAAATATGAGTGATTTTGGACAAAATCTTCTGTTATCTTCGCTAACCGAGTTTTATAATAAAACCCCGAAGCATAAGGTGGTTTTGAAGGAGATTATCGAAGGAAAACATAAATTATCGTTGCGTATCATCGAGTGGCTCGTGACGCACTTTGCGAAATCCCATAATATTTATTACTGGGTAGATGAAGAAAAGAACATATATAGCGTATTACCCGACGATGTGAAAGGGAACGTTAAGAAAATCAATCTATATCAGGACTATCGGGCTCAATTGAAGTCATATAGCAAGTTCAATTTTGATTCTTTCCGTAGGCATAACCGCATCACCTTCTTCGTCAATACCGAGAGAACCGAGTATATCGAAACGACTATCGGACAACTGAACTTCTTTCGATGGATTTTTAATAACAGTATTATAAATTATGCGATAGATAACTATGATGTGATTTATAAAAAAATGATTGATAACAACACGTGTAAAGTCAAAAACAAGGTGAATATACTACATAACCACGACATCATCAAAACCAGATGCCTATTACGGTTCGATTAGTAACCTCTTTTTTATGATTGTAATATCTTCTAACAATTTATTATATTTATCGGTAAGTTCATTATTCTTTTGTTCCAGAACATTATTCTTTTGTTCGAGTTCCTTTATCGCTTCTACGAATACGGGTGCTAACCTTTCATATGACATCGTCAAATAATTTTTGCCCGACTTGGATATCTTCTTACCTTCGTCGTTTGTCGCTAAATCGAAGGGGGCAAGTTTAACTATCTCAGGAAGCACCCTTTGGACTTCTTGTGCCGACAAACCAATCTCCTTGTCTGTGTTCGTGATACCGTTGATACGAGCCAACTCATTCGGTATATAATAGAAACCATTTAGATTATTTATGATTTTGAGCGGTTCGTGAATATCCGCTATCTTGGTTTTTAAGCGGTCGTCCGAGTAATATGAGGTTATATTATTCGTCGCCACAATCTCTCCGACGACGTGTAATGAGGTCGCAGGGGTCGCTGTTTTAACACCTAAGCGATTGTTGGCGACATCCCACGTTAGATTTGCGGTTTGTAATAAAGCGGTCGTCGTATTACCTATCAACACCTGCCCTGCGGTTAAAGTCGAAGAACCTGTGCCTCCCCTTGCGACTGCCAATGTTCCACTCGAAGCATTCGCCATATTCAAAGCAGTAACACTTGCTCCCGCACCCGCAATATTCGCAGCCGTCAAAGTGCCGTTCATAAGCACGTCTCCATTGTTCGCTATATTAAAGACGTTCGTGCTTATATTCGAAGCAACAAAGATGTCTCTGGATGCGGTATTTTGCTGAACCATTAAAGCAGTTGTTGTGTTATTCCCATTTACGATTTCTAACCGCTCAGTAGTATAAACGATTGTGTCGAGACGTGTGCTATCCCCGAGGACGATTAAGTTTGAGTTGATAGTTAGTGTGCCATTCACTTCTAAATTATTATTATAACTGTTATTCACGATAAACCGCTTCGTGGCATTCGCCGGTTGTGTTATCATATCGGTAGTTAAGTTTGTGATACGTGATGCTATGCTATTACTTGAAGACAAGACGTAGTTGCTAACGTTGGTATCATTGGCATTCACTCGGTTAATCAATGTATTACTTGTATTTAGGACGTAGTTGCTAACGTTAGTATCATTGGCATTCACTCGGTTAATCAATGTATTACTTGTATTTAGGACGTAGTTGCTAATATTTGTGTCATTCACACCAACTACTATGTTTAACGTTGAGTTATTAACAACATTGCTCGTAAGTTGGTCGAGAATAAACAGGCGACTGCTTAGAATATTACTTGTGGATAATACGTAATTGCTAACATTGGTATCATTCAATTTCCCTATTGCTATCAATGTATTACATAACATAGAAATCTTTGTAGTTGTATTTGCGTCTTTGTCGCCTAACACAATTAAGTTTGAATTGATAGTCAGAGTGCCGTTAAGAACTAAATTATTATTATAAAGATTATTTACTATGAACCTATTCGTAGCATTCGCAGGTTCTGTAATCATATTCGTAGTTAAATCCGTAATTCTTCTCGAAATCATATTGCTTGTAGAGAATACATAATTGCTAACATTGCTATCATTGGCATTCGCTTTGTTTATCAAGTTATTACTTGAAGCCATAACGTAGTTTATTAGGTTGTTGCTTGTCGATAAGACGTAGTTGCTAACATTGCTATCATTGGCATTCGCTTTGTTTATCAAGTTATTACTTGAAGCCATAACGTAGTTTATTAGGTTGTTGCTTGTCGATAAGACGTAGTTGCTAACATTGCTATCATTGAAGTTCGCTTTGTTTATCAAGTTATTACTTGAAGCCATAACGTAGTTTATTAGGTTGTTGCTCGTCGATAAGACGTAGTTGCTAACATTGTTATCATTGGCATTCGCTTTGTTTATCAAGTTATTACTTGAAGACAGCACGTAGTTGATTAGGTTGTTGCTTGTAGAGAATACATAATTGCTCGTATCAAGAATAACATCTCTATTATTTTTTTTGTAATTACCTTCACCGTTGATAAGAACATCTCCATTGTTAGCAATTTTAAAAACTGTTGTATTCATATTGGAAGCAACAAAGATGTCTCTGTCAGCAGTATTTTGTTGTACCATTAAAGCCGTCGAAGTATTATTAGCATTCACTATTTCTAACCTCTCAGTAGTATAAACGATTGTATCGAGACGTGTGCTATCTCCGAGAACTATTAAATTAGAATTGATTGTTAAAGTGCCATTAATAGTTAAATCATTGTTATAACTATTATTTACTATAAACTTCTTTGACGCATTTGTAGTTTGCGTAATCATATCGGTTGTTAAATCGGTAATTCTTCTCGAAATCATATTGCTTGTAGAGAATACATAGTTGCTAACATTGGTATCATTGGCAGTTACCTTGATATTTAAAGTAGAAATACTATTATTTACTACGTTGCTTGTTAGTTGGTCGAGAACCCGTAAGCGTTCGCTTAGAATATTGCTTGTGGATAACACGTAGTTGCTAACATTGGTATCATTGGCAGTTACCTTGATATTTAAAGTAGAAATACTATTATTTACTACGTTGCTTGTTAGTTGGTCGAGAACCCGTAAGCGTTCGCTTAGAATATTGCTTGTAGAGAATACATAGTTGCTAACATTGTTATCATTGGCAGTTACCTTGATATTTAAAGTAGAAATACTATTATTTACTACGTTGCTTGTTAGTTGGTCGAGAACCCGTAAGCGTTCGCTTAGAATATTGCTTGTAGAGAATACATAGTTGCTAACATTGTTATCATTGGCAGTTACCTTGATATTTAAAGTAGAAATACTATTATTTACTACGTTGCTTGTTAGTTGGTCGAGAACCCGTAAGCGTTCGCTTAGAATATTGCTTGTAGAGAATACATAGTTGCTAACATTGTTATCATTAACAGTATCAATTGCGATTATTGTATTACATAGTAAGGAAATCTTTGTATCATTGTATTCGGCATTAAGTATTAAGTTATTACTTGTTGTTAATATGTAATTGCTAACATTTTTATCATACTCTATAATCTTATTTAGCAAATTATTGCTCGTCGATAAGACGTAGTTGCTAACATTGCTATCATTGGCATTCGCTTTGTTTATCAAGTTATTACTTGAAGCCATAACGTAGTTTATTAGGTTGTTGCTTGTAGATAAGACGTAGTTGCTAACATTGCTATCATTGGCATTCGCTTTGTTTATCAAGTTATTACTTGAAGCCATAACGTAGTTTATTAGGTTGTTGCTTGTCGATAAGACGTAGTTGCTAACATTGCTATCATTGGCATTCG